TATTGGTAGACGATCTATCTGAAGCACAAGTGAAAGCCTTGAGAATCGCAGATAACAGACTTACTGAATTAGCTGAGACCGATTGGGATATGTTGAAGAGTGAAATGAACGACCTGAAACGTAAATGTTTCATGATGGAACTCGACCCAGTGTATGTTCAGATAATTATTACTCGCTGGGAAACACTGACAGGTAAGACAGCGAGTAAATTATAATGGCCAGTAGAATATCAAAAGCTATGGTAAAGAAAGCTATTGTAGACAGCGGTGGCATAATACTAGCAATATCAAAACGTACCGGTATATCATACTCTACATTACACGTATGGATTAATCATCCTAAGAATCAAGATATCAGAGATGCTATAAGGCATGAGAAAGAAAAATTTCTTGACCTTACAGAAACTAAATTAATAAAGAAAGTTAACGCTGAGTCTGACTGGGCTATTAAGTGGGTGTTGGCAACACTTGGTAAAAATAGAGGATATGCTGAGAGACAGGAAGTTGCGCATTTCGGAACTTCAGAAATTAAGGTTAGTTTTAATGAACCGTCCAACGAGAAAATAGTAGTTGGGAAGGTATTAGATATAGAAGGTGAAAAACAAAAATGACTAAATTTAATAAATTAGTAGGAATTGTAGTTATGATATGTATGATTATCATGACACTCGCAGTAGTTGCTGATTTTGTGAGAGGAGAGGACGATGAGATAACCAGTTATGTTATAGACGACAACGGTGTACTATCATGTCAGGAATTCACAGAGCCTATGAATTATTGTGTTCGTGGATATGATGAAGAACATAAGTTACCGACTGTGGTTTGTAAAGTTTAATAGTCATCTGTCACACTTGTGGAAACCGTGGGTGATAAAAGGCTGATGAAAACGGTTCACATTTTTTAAAAAGAGGAAATACATTGTCAAAGAAAGCTTTTCAAATAAAGATAAATCCTACAATCAAACAAGGGGAATGCTGGGAACGTCTGAAAGATGACTTCACTCAGTTTATACTATTTGGTGGAGGAGCAGGTGGTGGTAAATCTTGGATTGGTTGCGAATGGCTTCTCATTATGTGTATTGCACACCCGGGATCTAAATGGTTTATAGGTAGAAATGAACTCAAGAGAATCATGGCTTCTACATTTATCACATTCCAGAAAGTTTGTAAAAGACATAACATCCCAATGAGTTGTTGGAAACTTAATTCTCAATACAATTATATTCAATTCTGGAACGGCTCGAGAATAGATCTTCTCGACGTTGCATACAAACCAGCAGACCCACTATACGAGAGATTCGGTAGTACAGAATACACCGGCGGATGGTTGGAAGAAGTTGGCGAGATTAACAGCAAAGCCTTCGAGGTTCTGAAATCTAGGATAGGCCGACATATGAACGATGAGTGTAATTTGTATGCTAAGATATTTCTGACGTGCAACCCGAAGAAGAACTGGGTGTACTTTGATTTCTATATTAAATGGAAAGAGGATGTGTTACCGAGAGACACTTGTTTCATACAATCACTATATACAGATAATCCATATACCGCCGAGACTTATGGAATACAGTTAAATAAAATTAAAGACCGAGTGATGCGAGAGAGACTGAAGAACGGACTTTGGGAATATGATGACGATTCTGCAGCTCTCATGGAATACGAGAATATTCTTAAAATATTTGGAAAAGCCTATGATCCACAGGCAGATAGTGATATGTATTTGAGTGTTGATGTTGCGAGGTTTGGGAGAGACAAAGCAGTTATTGTTCTATGGCAAGGTTATTATATCAGGAAAGTATGGTATTATGATAAGAGCTCGACGAATTTCTTGGAGGACAAGATAAAGAATAAATGTAAGCAATATCGAATTCCGTTCGAACACGTTGTAGTTGACCAGGATGGTGTAGGTGGGGGCGTGGTTGACCATCTACCAGGCGTATGTGCATTCGTCAATGCTGGTCGACCGGTTACCGAATTTGATGACGATAAGCAATACAGATTTCAAGAGACTGATAGATATTCCTTCAAGAACCTTCGGGCTCAATGTTATTTCAAGTTAGCAGATTTAGTGAACGAAGGGAAACTTGGGTGCTACCCGGAAGTACCGCTTGATATTCGTAACTGGATTATTCAGGAACTAGAGGGTATCAAACGTAAAGATGTCGAGGACAATGAGAAGAAATTACAAGTTATCAGCAAAGATGAAATTAAAGATGTGATTGGTAGATCCCCTGACTTTGCTGATAGTTTGATGATGCGGTGTTTCTTTGGATTGGGAATGCCGGGTAATGAGGAAATGACAGAGGTATCGATAGAATGGTAAAAGAATACAAGAAGAAACAAATTAAACCTGATACCCAAACTATCAAGTTCAAGACGAAAAAAGAGGTAATTTTAAAAGATGAGTCAAAGTCTAATAGGAAAAATATTAAAAAGTAATTTCCCAGAGTATCTGACGTATCAGAATATTATGGAACAATCGGGATTATCAAAAGCTAGTGTATCCAGAACTCTCAGGGTTATGAAGAGACGTATGGAAATTGAATATCAAATTGTTAAGGGTGTCAAGCCGAGAGCTGGGTGGGTCACTATATACAGAATAAATGGAGGTCATATAAATGGCAGTAGAAAAGATAATTAAGACTTCAGACAGTTTGCCTGAAGCTCTGCAAGACAAGGAAGTTAAAACACAAGTGAGAAGCATGAGTAACATAATCAAAGAGAAATTATTGCAATTAAACGATTTAGCGACTATGGAAGTAAAGATGGATGTCCATGTGCGTATGAAGAACCGTTTAGATTCTATTAGGAAAATCTCATCAGCAGAATCTCATAAGATTCGTGGTATCTGGAAGACAAGGAATCCTAACATGCACGTTAAGGGACTTACTGGAAAGAAGATTACTAACGATACATGTGAAATATCATTCGGTGTATATGACGTTGATGACAAAGGTAATAAGAAAGAGTACAAGAATTATAGTACAAATGAAATTGATGGTAGAATTGTCAAGAAACACCTATCGTCTGAGTACAAAATAATTTATGAAGTTATTGAAACAATAAAAACAGGAAAGCCAATCACACGGGAAGTAGTGAAGCTTGATAGTGGAGAGAAATAAAAATGGTTAACAAATACAAATGGGATGGCGAGAAAATCGTGGAAACTACTGAAGCACAAAAACATTCACCAAAAGATATTATTAATGGTCTAGCTCATGTTAGAAATCAAATCACACAGATGGGTCAACAGAAAGACCAGTTGATGCAACAAACAGAGCAACTTTTGGTAAGGATTGAAAGCGCTACTAAATTTGAAATACAATTAAAAGAATTCGAAGAAGGTTGTATCAATATTCAAGTAGATAAGTTGAAACTTTTTATTACACAAATAACTGATGATTGTGAGAAGAAAGCTTTAGAGGATGCTAAAACAGAAATTGCAGAAGCACCTGATAGTTATACTGAAGAACAGAAAAATAATCTGCATTATGTGAAATACCAGAAGTTGTTAGCAACTAATGAAAAGATAGCTGAGAAAATATCTTCACAGATAATTACTAAATATTTGTATGAAGAGCCAATCTTTAACAACCCATTTAAGTAATATTTTTGAGGTAGAATCAGTGTGGACTCAGTGAAAGCTGAGTCCACAATTTTTAATATGAAAACAAACTTCAGAATAAAGGAACGAGTAGATAACAGTCGAATAATAACTACAGGGAGTAAAGTACAAGGATATATCAATATTGGTGTGAAACAAATAAGCTGGGTCACTGCTAAAATTCCTGAATTTGGGTGGACTGTAGTTTTAATAGAGAGGTTCTTTACAGTTAATTTATCTAATACCTGGATTGGTGCGTTTACTCTTGGTACTGTATTTGGATTGTTTGGTTTGGGTTTCATTTGGAGAAAAAGCGGAATGTACGGAAAGCAAGAAGAAGAACAAGCTAAACAAAATCCAGTATCTGATAAGATGTTAAAGGCTGCAGAAATAATAATTAAGAACGATTCTGAGTAGTATTTAAATATATGAATTGACATTATTAATTAAAATGAACCTATTCAAACAATTTGCTTCTAACGCTGTAACACTAGGTAAGAGAATAATTCCATCAACTCCGGTAGGAAATCAAGAGATTGGGCTTTCCCAATTAAACTATACTGGCTCGCAAGATCCTAATGATAGAGAAGCGATATATCCACAATGGTTCTTTTCTTCACGTTTAGGGCAGCCTAGACAAGTTGATACTAACAAAATGCGTAAACTCGCAGCATCCCCGTGGGTGCAGATGGTTCTTAATACATTCAAGAAACAAGTATCCACAACAAATTGGGAAATTCTTAAAGTAGATGACAAAGATTTATCTGACAGAGATGAGGACATCAAGAAAGTAACTGATTTCTTAAATAATATTAATGATAATGATGAGACCATTGACGACGTGAATTCTGAATCAATCACTGACATTGGTGAAATTGACGCAGGTGCATGGAATCTCGTATATTCTAATGGGTCATACACTATAGGTGATGTACCTATTTATGACGCATGGGGTAAAGTAATATCAGTTGATACTGGCCTTGTGTTAAAACCTTTAGGACAAAGGGAGCTTGTGAGAGTTAAAGCAGTTGATGGTTCAAGTATGCTTAAACAAGTTGACATTCACAAGAATCTCCTGAACTACTGGCAGTATTCATTTAAACACCCTCGACAGAACCCAACGAGATTTGAGAAAGAAGAGATTGTGTATTTAATGATGAATAAGAAATCTTATTCAGTTTATGGTTTTGCACCAGTTCAAGCAGTCCAGCAGGTCTTAGAACTTTTAATTCAAGGAACTCGATATAATAAGGATCTATATACAAACAACGCAATTCCTGACATCTTAGTAAGTTTACCGAAACTATCCAGAGACCAGCTTAGAAAACTTAAAAGAACCTGGAATAATCAATATAAAGGAAAACCTCATCAACTTGGTTTCATCAACTGGGCTATTGAGAATATCCATAAACTAAATACTTCTAATAGGGATCTTGAATGGCTCAATGGTCAACAGTGGTATTTCAAATTAGTATTCGCAGTATTTGGTGTAAGTCCTACAGAAACAGGTTTCTTTGAGAATGCGAATAAATCAAATGATGAAGGTCAAGAACGTGTGACAGTAAGGAACGCTTTGAAACCATACTTCAAGTTATTTGAATCACAAATCAATAAACGATTAATTACTGAAATTCTACAAGTAGAAGACCACGGGCTCAAGTTTGAATACAAACCTAGAGACCAAGCATTAGAGAAGATTGAATTCGAACAGGATTCTAAAGAAGTAGAAATGACGACATTAACAATTAATGAATTCCGACAGAAGAAAGGACGTGACCCGGTAGAGTGGGGAGACGAGCCACCACAGAAAGGATTTGATACTAGTTCTTTTATGGACATGGGAGGCTTTCCAACGTCTCCGACCCCTGGCGATGGAAAGCCTTCTACTAATAATCCTGAAGATGAAAAAGATAAGAATAAACAGTTCAAGAAAAGTTTCGAGGTATTTCTAAATGACCGTCAACAGAGAGCCAACAGCTGATGAGTTAAACGGTGTTAAACAAGATACTGTTCAATGGCCGGCAAAAGCACATCGTGTAACCCTTATTGATAGCGACGGTAATGAAATTGATTCTATTGAATTAGCAGCTTTTACAGATAATCTTGACGGTGTACAAGCCGGTGTTGTGGCAAGTGCTTTATTTGGAAGGATATCTGATACTTTACTCAAACCAGTAAAACTTGATGCTTCTACTCAAGACTTACAAATTGTAGAACATGAACATGCTGAAATACATAGCGGTGACCATTATTATGTTTGTGGGTTTGAAAGTTTAGGCAATGGCGCTATTCTCAACATAGTTGGAACTATGGCGAGTACAACAAAGTGGTCATATTTTACTTTTATTGTCTCTGGTATATTAGGAGTAACATTTGAAATTTTTGAAGATGCTACATTAAATGCAACACCTGGAGGGACTCCAATAACACCACTTAACAATAATAGAAATTCAGGAAACACAAGTGGTAATACTATTTTACAAGATCCTACTATAACTACGGATGGTAATTTAATTTATTCACAGAGTATAGGTGCTGGAAGAGATGGTGGAGTAATTGATAGAAAAAGAGAACTTGTTTTTAAACAGGGATCAACATATATTATACGTATAACTAACCAATCTGCAAATGTGAATGCAGTTAATTTTTGCGGTGAGTGGTACGAACACACGGATAAAAATTAAAATGCTAAAAACAAACTTCAGTGAATTTCAGAAAAAGATTGAACAGGATAGACTTGCCGGTCATGTAGCTACTGTACATTGTATGACAGGAACTTCTGGGTTTACTTTTGTTATGAGAAGTAGAGAGAATATAAAATACTATACTGTCATGACTTATGAAGAAATAACAGTATATGCTAGAGAACAGGATATCGATGCAATGGACGCTATCGATATGTTCGCAACTAATTATTGTACTAATACATTACCAATTACAGTTGTTGAGTATCATGAAATGATTGAAGTTCCTGAATTGGCAGTAGAATCTGAACCTACGGAGATAACCACAAAAACTATTGAAATAGATGCAGGTGATGACATTATTGATGAAGCAGAAGATTATTCTGATTTCCTGAGATTGTTTTTTGATAAATTCGAAAAGAAGGTATTATCCTCAGTTGATAAGATTAATCTAGAGAAATCACAAACTAAAAAGAATTTCGGGGAGTTTTTAACAAATCTATTCAATACAGTTAATTCAATAGCGTTTGCTAAAAATATCAAGAGATTCATCAAAGCAGACTTGATTGCTGGATTGACATCTGCTGAAGCAGAACTAAATACAGACATAGGATTCACGGATGCATATGAATCTAAGTTGAATGTATTAGCATCGCAACAAATTGACGGTTATATGATTAATGGTAAAAAGTGGCCTGGTATTAAAGGAGTTACTAAAGAAATTCAAGCTAAAGTTATTGAGACGGTACAAAGTGGAATTAATGAAAATCAAACAACTAAAGAGATAAAAGAAGCAATCTCTGAAGATTTCGATAATTTTACAGATTGGCGTAGTGATATGATTGCACGTACTGAAACAAATAGAATTGTGAATGAAGGTAAGATTGTGGGATATAAAGAGTCTGGAATCGAGGGCGGGAAGATTGTTATGGTAGTACTTGATAACAGGACATCACCAATATGTCAACGGATGTTTAAGATGTACGGTAACAATCCTATAGATCTTGATGACGATTTTATAGATCCAGAAACAAACAAGGCTTACCGTTCACCCCCATTTCATCCCAACTGTAGAACAGTTTTAGCATTTCGTTCATCCTAATATCGAGTAGTATTTAAATATATGAAAAGGCATTATTATATAAAATGGAAAAAGCAACCCAAGAAGGATACACAACCGAACTCTTCATGCCTATCATGAAAGAGGCAAACGGTAAATATATAGCAGTACTTTCTGATAATTCTGTAGATCGAGATGACGAAAAGTTATCTAAAGGATGTGTTGAGAAATTAGGTCTAGATGACGGATATTTAGCAGCACTTTGTAATCACAGTAACGATGTATTTATGCTCGTAGCTGAGTGGACAAATAGAGGTATTAAAGAAGTTGATGGATTTACTGCATTAGTTGCAGAGCCTAAATTCTATAAATCTAATCCAAGAGCTAAAGAAATTAAAGGAATGCTCGACGAGGGTGCAAAGATTGGAATATCAATCGGTGCTATCGTTAAGACATATGATGAAATTGATGGAATGAAAGTTTTCACAGAACTTGAATTACTAGAAGCGAGTTTCGTTGCAATACCAAGTAACAGACATGGTAGAGCAATGGCAGTTGCTAAGTCATATAATAAATCAAAGGAGGCCATAAAGATGGACGAAAAATTTACACAAAAAGATATTGATTCTGCTATCGAGAAGAAAGTTTCTGAATTGGAGAAATCCCATAAAGAAGCTCTTTTAGAAAAAGAAACTGAAGTTACAAAGTTAACTAAAGATTTAGAAGACTCTGCAAAACTTGTAAAAGAGGCAGATGAAGCTAAAACAGAAGCTGAAGAAGCTAAAGATAAAGTTGAAACAGAAGCTGAAGAAGCTAAAGTTGAAGCAGAGAAAAAAGTAAAAGAAGTAGAAAGTAAAGCTCTTGAGAAGCAAAAGTTCGTAGACCAAGGTGGAGATAATAGTAAAACATCTCCGGAAGATACCGAAGAAGCATTTAAAGCTGGTAAACTTCCAATAATGAAAATACAATAAGGAGGCTATGATAATGAAAGCTACATTTAAAGGTTACGAAGATGGCTTCAGTGTTGAAAAGTGTCAATCACGATTTAATGCTGGAAAAATTGATAAGGATTCATTCGGTGGTTTCTCTAAAGAATATTACAACCCATTCAATAAGGTTGATAGTAGAATGGACATTGCGAAAGCAACCATGGAGAAAGCATCTATTGATTCACAAACAGGCGGAGCAGGTACAGCAGGAACAGCTTTAGTTCCAGTATATCCAGACCCAAATGTTGTTAATAGAACAATAAGACAAACCCCTCTAAGAAACATGACTCCAAGACGAGCTATGAGAGGATTAACATACGATTACATCCCACTAACTGCAAAAGGCGGTGCATTCTGGGCTGCAGAAAACGGTTCACTAGCTGTTGTGGATGACACATATGATAGAGTATCAGTCGCTGTAAAATTCCTTTATGCTAAAGGACTTATTTCAGGACCTGCTATTGCTGGTATGCGTGGATTTATCGACCCTACACAATTAGATCTTGGTGTTAAAACTGACTCTATTTATGAAGCGGAAGAAGACGCACTAATTAATGGTGATGCAAGTACAACTCCTCTAGAACCTAGTGGTATGATTAAGTTAATTACAACTAACACAACAAACCGTGCAGGTGGTAATCCAACTCTACCATTAATCAGGGCTGAAATTGCAACAACTTTTAATGCGAAAGGTTTCCCTACTCTAGCTATTACAGACGCAACAACTCACAACTACGTGAAAGGATTGCTTCTTGATATTCAGAGACAGGTTACAAATCCTTCACAAGGAATTCTTGGATTTGGTATTCCAGACGCATTCGAGTTTGACCAGTTAATGTTCATAAAGGATATCTTTATGCCAACAGGAGCATCGTCAAAAAGAATACTATTCTTAGACATGCGATATATCTTCCTAGCAGTGCTACAAGATTTAACGTACGAAGAAAAGTACACAGACCAAGACGGATTTGTATATCTTCTTAAAGAATATCTAACCGTTGTTAATACATTCGAAGCAGCATCATCCCAGATGTATGGGATTGCGTAGAGAGGTAATATAAAATGACAGCAGTAGTAGAAACATTCAGAAAAATTGGATTTTCCGGCGATCTTAAAACAATCGTTATCCAGACGGACGCAACAGCTGATACAGGTTGGACAATTGACCTGTTAACAGATGCAACTGACGGTAAGGGAACAGTTATAACTGGGATTTTAAACACTTTAGTTCAGGACGATGCAGGTGCAGATAAAACATCTACATGGGATCCAGATACCGGTATTATAACTCTTGGTTCAATAACAACTGGAATCCATAATATAACAGTAATTGGCTATTAAGTCAATTAATTTTTTTTCTTTTTTATTAATGACAACTGTATCAAGTCAATCAAGGATGGCTTGGTGAAACGTACCACAACGTGGTAGCGAAACGAGTCCTTGAGGAGAATCAAAAAATGGCAATTAAAAACGGATTAAGAACAAATCCAGGTGGTGACATAGCTGCACCACCATATACTAAAGAAAATTATACATGGGATTGTGATACTCTGGATTTATCTGAAGCAGACGCTCTCTTAGTTAATAGCATTATTGTACCAAGTGAAATGGTAATTAATTGGCCAATTAATGCATCTAGTGTTGACGAGAATATATTTGTAGCGGATGATGCTTGGCAAATTACATCTATTGAAGAAGCTCACACTGTAGCTTCAAGTTCAGCAAACGTAACTATTAAAAAATGTTCATCAACACTAGCACCAAATGCAGGTACTATAATGCATTCAAGCAATCTTGATTTAGCAGCAGGTGCGAATACTGTACAATCACTAACACTTTCATCTACACTTGCAGATACTCAATTAGCAGATGGCGAAAGATTAGCTCTTGACTATACAGGAACTATGACATCGTTAGCAGGTGGTGTTGTAACTATTCATTTGAAAAGAGTCTGATATCTTGGGATATAAGCAAAAATTCAGTGATGGGAGATTTTTAATCGGTAAATGGAGTAAAGATAAAAAATCTTTTAAAAACACTGAAAAAATCGGATGGAGTATTTATTCAGGAAAAAACAAAGGTCAACAGACCTTGAAGTGGTTTCGACTTCATAAATTTAAATATATTTTTTTAATTCCTTTATTAGGGATTCTTAAAAGATATTTAAAACCTGTAAAAATAATTGATGATCCACAAAATAGAAATTTCATAATGTTTAATGAAGTTTTTGAAAGAAGTATTACCGACTGGACATTATGTTATATTAATGGAAATAATGTTCATCAAGGAAGTATAAATTCAGAACAATTAAACAATGATATTAATGGACCGTCACAAAAGATTTTACGGGATATGAAATTGGTATTGTTTCAGTTTATTGAAAAAGATACTGCATACCGGGAATTTTTTAATATTTTAGTTTATAACATGGCATTATTCGGTAATGAAATGTATAATGGTGAAAAGGTACAACATTTGATGTATAATCGGGATGTTGATATGGATTTACAATATCGAAGTTGGTGGAAAAATCAACCATCATTGCTTCATAAAATTAGGAAAAAATGGTTGAAATAAAAGAATCATTTAATGTAAAATTAAATAAAAAAGGAGATTTAGTTTTAACTAATTCAGTAGAAACTACATTTTCAAAATTTGAAGCTCCAGTACAATTAAAAAAAATACAAAACCAAATTATGGAATCTGTTAATAAAGAGTCATTGATAAGTAAACAAATTGAAGGGAATGTTCTTGAAAAAGAATTTAATCGAACAGTAAAGAAAATTCATATGTTGAAAAACATTGGAGAACAAATTGAAAAAATAATTGATGTTAATGTACAAGGACATGATTTAGTCTGAAACGCTCGACGGAACAGACGATAAAAAAGCGAGGTAACAAAATGACAGTAGAACCTTTTAATACATATGACCAAATGGGCGTAGCTCAATCAAATTTAAACTTATTAGCTAATCCAGAATGGCCACAATATAAATCATTAGAGATAGATATGACTTTTGATGGTGGAACAACTAATGATCCAGGAGATTATAACGGCACGGGAAATCCTGCAACTCTTTTTACTGTTACAGGGATAGTTGAACTTTCAATAATAGCTGTATGTACTACATCTTTAGTTGGTACAAGTGCTACTTTAGAGATTGGAACTGCTTTAAGTACAGCAAACCTAATCGCTCTAACAATAGCAAACACTATTACTCTTAAAGACATATGGCACGATGCTAATTCTGATTCAAGTATTGAATTAACAAGTGTAATTACAAGAAAACTTGTCAGTCAAGATGTTATTCAAACTGTAAAAACAGCCAACATAACAGCAGGAGTAATAAAATATATGGTACGATGGGCACCTATATCTAGTAACGGAAATGTGGTGGCAGCATAATGCCAGATAAAACTTTTATTAAAGTAACGAATCAAGATATTTATAGAAAACTTGAGAACATTGAGAAAGTAATAGCTAAAACAAAATCACAAACAATAGTTAATAGAGTTATTGGATCAACAGCATTGACACTGGTATTAGCTATAATTGTTAGATCAGTTATAGGAGGATAAAATGAAAATTAAAAATACATCAAATATAATTAAAAATTTTAAACAAGAAGGAGAATGGATTTCTGTTAATCCTGGAGATACAGCAGAACTTCCAAAATGTGTTCTTACAAATGAAACAGATGTTCAATATGATATCGACAAACATGATGTTAAAGAAACACCAGAAAAAGTTATGGAAGAACCAAAAAGAATTATAATACCTCGATTTTCAAAATCAGCTTTAAAAAGATTTGATGAAGAATCACTTCTTGATTTGTTAAAGAAACATGGTGTTGCTAATACAATAATTAAAACACTTAAAACTGAAGCAAAGAGAGTAAAATATATTTTAGAACTACAAGATGAAGAATAAACTTTTATTAATAATCCTTGTATTGTTATTAATTCCGATAGCGGTAGCTTGGACACCATCAAGTGATATTGTTATGAGAAATCGTACAATAAATGATAGTTGGCAAATTAATGCTACTGCATTTTATCAAGACGGTAATAAAGTAATAGACTCAGGAACTGGAGTATCTACTACAAATTATTCTAGTTATTCAAATTATTCAACATTAGCTAATTATTCTAGTTATGCTAATTACTCTGATTTTTCTGATTCAGCTACGACAGCAAACAGTTCTGAGTATTGGGATGATTTGGATGAACCTAGAAATATTACTCAAGTTGGAACACTAGTAAATCTTACAGTAACTAATAACGTGACTGCTAATAGATTTAAAGGATTTGTGGATTGGAGTTACTTAACAAACAAATTTATCACAGCTGTCGACGGTATTTATATCTATATGGTTGGAACTACAGCTACTTTAAATGAAACAAAATTAAATGAAACTATTGATATTATTGTTATTGCTTCAAATATATCTATGGAAACTTATGTAAATGCGACTTTCCAAAAAGAAATTACACCGAATACTTGTAGTGGTGGTGATTTTATTAATGAGATATTGGATAATGGCTCACTGTCTTGTGGGACTCCGGCAGGTAGTGGTACTATTACTGCTGTCTTAACTAACTCTAGTGACAACTGGTTAGGTGGAAATACTGTTTCCGGAGATGCTGATTTAACATTTAATAAAACATTACTTAATACAACAATTGATACCCGAGTAAATGCAAGTCATACTGGAAGTATTGCAATAAATATAACAAATAATGTGTGGGATCTTAATACAACATATACTAACACATTATATTACACACAATCAATTATTGATACCCTAGGAAACTGGACTGCAGATAAATCAGATTACTACACATCAGCAGTTGTTGATACCCTAGGAAATTGGAGTGCGGATAAATCAGATTACTACACATCAGCAGTTGTTGATACCCTAGGAAATTGGAGTGCGGATAAATCAGATTACTACACATCAGCAGTTGTTGATACCCTAGGAAATTGGAGTGCGGATGAAGGAAATTATTATAATACAACCCAATCTGATGCATTAACATATCCAGCTAGTCAAGTAACAACTGGAACTTTCGGAACTGGTAATTATATAATGGACACAAATTTAACAGTTGAATATATTAAATTAGAAACTAATTCAACAAATCATTATATAACAGATAATTCAACGCACATTATAATACAGGGTCAAACCTCGTCAATAATAATAGGATGAAACATAAAATATTAATTTGGGTTTTATTACTAGTGTTGCTAGTAGGAACGGTAAATGCTTGGACTGAGTATGATGTTTGTCCTACTGTTGATAGTGATGGTCAGGTATTAGGAATGTTTTCTAATAATAATTTTTATTTGGATGCTTCTAATTTTTCTATTAATTCAACTAATAGTATAATTAACGCTACAACATATTTATATTCTAAAGTTGGAACTCCAGGTCAAGCAGTTTGTCAGTTAAGACCAGATGACGGATCAGGTGAACCATCAGCAACAATTTTGTTAGAAGGAACTATAGATACGGGTAACACTAGCGCGTGGAATACTTGTGTGTTTAATTCTAGTTATGAAATGAATGCAGATACTCCTTTTTGGATTGTTTGGACAACAGCAAATAAAGGAGCTGAAGTAGCAAATAATTATTGGACTCAAGGAACTATAACTGCAGGTTGTGCTGATTCAGACACTGATACAGATATAGATGCAACATATAATCCTAATACTTGGGGGAATCCTTTCGCCAGAGATTATGGTTTAAAGTTAGGATTTGAAGAATCTAGTCCATTAGAACCAGTTATTAATAATGCAACTTATAATTTTACAAACGCTTTTACAGGACAAAACACAACTGCCTGGCGTGACGGAAATGGTGATGTTGCTATTTCAACAAGAAATAAAACTCCACGAATTACATTTGATACATTTTTACCAGCATATTGTAGAATTAATACGGTTGATGAAAACTGGACAACTATGGATAATGATAGAAATTGTACAACTACAGGGGCAACATCACATGATTGTTTATTACCAGACGCTGATGCTTTAGTAACTGGAACTGGGTATACTTCAATATATCTTGGATGTATCGATACAACTTTTACAAATGAAACTTCAACAGCCACAAGTGAAGCATTAAATGTAAGTTTAGATTTATATAATATGCAGGGAACTACAAAATATGTCAATGGGACTGTTGTAGAAAACGGTGTAATTATGTTAACAGATCAATTGACAAATGTATCATTAGATAATGTTCTTTCTAATTCAACTGGAAATTGGATTGATGAAGTTTATGGAGGAATTTGGAGTGCTTGTTGGGCGTGGACTATAGGTTCAGTTTTACAAAATACAACTTGTGCCACCAATATAACCGTACCATGAAATATTTAATTTATTTTATAATGATATCTATCATGATTACTTCAGCATCCGGTGTTGATTATACTGATGTCGCATTAACAGGAGAAGTAGGAACAGCAACAATTGATTATACAAATGTCGAATTAATTGTTTATGAAGTTGTGCCATCTGATTCATGTACATATTCCGGGTCAGGAGATTGGGAAGTTGTCTGTGGTGATAATTGTTCAATTACTACAGAAGTAGATTTAGACGGTAATGATTTAATAGTTTTAGGAGAAGGAATTTTCAATGTAACTGGAAACCTCACAAATTTTAATGATATAAAAATTACAGGAAATAGTACAACTGAACAATGCACAATGTTATGCACTGACGGGTGTGTTATATATTAGGAGGAGAAAATGACAACTTATATTCCAAAATCAGAAACAATCACGGGTACTGATTTAACAGGTGCATCTGGCACAGCTAATAGAACTTATGAGCTTGGAAATGATGACGCTACAGTTTTACAGATGCAAATCCTAGTATCAGAAGCTATCTTACAAAACACTATTAATTTTACATTTGATTCAGATCTTAATACAATTACATTCTTAAATGAAATCTGGGACGACCAGCCTATATCTTTGGATTATTTTGTTACATCAACAACACCTGCATCCGGTGGTCCATATTATTGTGATACATTACAAGCTGTTCAATTTAGTGGAATCGGAGTTGCAATAGAACTTGAAAGTCTAGGAACTGGTGATGCAAGTAATAAATCATTTGATACAGATAAAGGTAATATTATTGATGGTTCATATACTGTTTACTATGGAGCAACCGGTGATGATGCAAATAATTTATCTGAAATGACTGAAGGCACACATTATACTATTTTTAAAGACGATGGTCGAATATTACTATTAACAGCTGGAGTTACTGCATTGTCTACAAATGAACTTTATATTAGTTATACTTATTCACCAAAGCAATCTGACACTATCTTAGCTACATATTTACCGATGGCTCAAGCTGAAGTTGATAAATTAACTGGGAATTATTGGGGTACTGATAAAACGAGTATTCAGTATTTTGATGGTTACGATTCCGGATATCCACAAACAAATAGACCTTTTGGATTCCAAATTGAAGAAGCACCAGAATTTGAATTAGATTATAAAGGAATTACATCTATAACTACTGTTGAGTATCTTAGTAGAACTGGAACTGTTGATATGACAGTTGATTCTGATTATATTAGTTTAGATGATGAAGGCCGAGTGGTATTAAATTCACAATCAATTCCTAATGGAAAACGGAATATCAAGATAACATTTATTCATGGATATGATACAGTACCTGTATTAATCCAGGAACTCTGTGCATTAGTTACTGGAATGATGGCACTTGTTAATATTTCAGGTGGTTCATATAAAGATATTAGTACTTATAGTTTAGGTCGAAAGAATTTCTCTCGAGGTCAGGTATATGTTAATATTAGAGAATCGATTGACCAGATGAAAGCTAGAATTCTTCAAATAACTGAAGACATGGGCCCACGATTCTTTTGTGTATAAAATGGTAACAACGAGATTAACTGGAAGCGATATCGAGCAGTTTAGAGCAGACACATTAAGTTATCTTAATGATTTCTGTACTACTGTAGTTCGAACTCGCACCACTGAAACAAAAGATTCTATGGACAGAGTAACAGGTTCAACTACTGCTACAAAGACCTATAAAGCTGACATACAGTGGGTTACCAAAAAAGACCTACTTCACTTGAACCTTGGAGATGTCAAGGTTGGAGATGGTATGTTATTTGTTGAAAATTCAGCAGATATAGAACTTCATGATGCAATAACATATAATTCTACACAATGGCGAGTTACCAATCAAATGGAAGGAGAGCAAGTCACTGGAGAAATTGATTTCAAGGGCTTCATAATACAGAAAAATGCTCAAGTTTAATGTTAAATTCAAAGGTGTGGATAAAGGAAAGAAAAAATCTAAAAATACAGTTAGACGTGTTTTGATGCGTTCCATGTTTAAGATGGAAGAATTAGCAATCCAAAAAGCACCAACTGACCAGGGTGAACTGAGACAAAAGATTTCTCTATTTCCACAGATTCTTGCAGATAAATATTTCTTAACTTCAGGAGCTGGATATTCAGCGTCGATGGAATATGGAAGCCGACCATTCTATGCACCGATTGATCCATTGAAAGCTTGGGCGAGAAGAAAACTTGGCGATGAAAATATAGGTTATGCAGTTAGAGCAAAAATTGCTAAAGAAGGAATTACAGCACAACCTTTCATGCGACCAGCATTATTTGAAGTCAAATCTCTATGGTATCCTAAGTTTTTAAGGGAAGAATTCAGTAGTATTTAAATAGTACATTATCGTTATATATTATATAACCCAAGAGGGTTCTAATTTATTATTCCAAGAGGAAATTTGTATGACAGAATATTATGTAGATCCTGAAGACATAATCTCTGATTTTTTGAGAGTACGTCTAACAGATCCAAAAGCTAGAGCTGAAGCAAGTGACACCGATAATGTTACAGCAACCGCTGGGCAAACTGAAATTACATTAGTTCCTCCTTCTGGAAGTGCGTCATGTATAACTGCGCTAACTATTAATGGGACGGCACAAGTCAAGTGGCGTGATTATTACTGGGATTATCAAAATCAAAAAGTTACATTCTTTACTGCACTATCATTAAATGATGCAGTTGTTATCACATTTAAATATGGAACTACTAACTGGATTTATTCCGATAAACCAGATGAGGAATTATCAGCAGGTTCATTTCCTAGAATATCTATTTTTACCGTCAGTAATCCTGGTAATCGATTAGGACAGTATGAAGCAGCAGTTGAAGGTAGTCCAGTATTACAAATTGATATCTGGAGTAAAGATGGATATATAACAGATGCAATTGCTGGAAGAAAATATTCAAACAATTATTTAACAAGGTACTTAGGCAATCGAATAACTAGAGCTTTCGAAAAGAATGAATCTGATTTATTCCCAGAACTCTATGCATATCGACCAGTATCTGGAGCTCGTGCAGCACCATATAGTTTTGAATATCAAGCATTCCATAGTATCGTTGAAGTCAATGTTAAAGGATTAAAATTAGGGAGAATTGAGGTATAATTAAAAATGGCATTTGAAGAGTTTCTAATAGGAAAAAGAGAGCGTATGTCTTGGATTGCTGAGACTAGTTATGGTTCAGGTGGAACTATGTCAGGTGGTGAAGTTGTTGGAAACAACATGGAAATAGAACCAGATTTTTCATCAGGATGGCAGGAAGTATTAACTGCTGGTGCTGATGAATTAACAGTTGAATCCAGAGTTCCAGGCCCTCTAGTATTACCATACACTATGAATTTTGTTCCTGTTAATTGGAGATGGCTTAAATGGTTAATGGCTGTTGCAGATGCTGACGATAGCGGTACAAAAACACATACATTCACAGTTCGTAATTCTATCTTATCCTATAATTTAGAATGGGCTAAACGACATACTACAAGTCACGTTTTAACATTAGCTGGAAATGTCGCAAAGAGTGCAACTCTATCCTGGTCAAAAGCTACAGGAGAAGGTAGTGATGGATTTATTAATGTTGCATTAAATTGTGTAGCACAAACAGTTACACAAGGTTCATCTGTTACAAGTTTAAGTGCTTTAACTAAAGACCCATTCCAATACCGGATGGCAAAATTAACACTTAATGGTAACGAGATTGTTGAAGTCAACAATGGAGAAATGACTATAGAAGTTGGTATTGATGAGAATGATTCTCGATACTGCAATAGTACATTAGACGCAAATCTTGGAGAACCAATTCCGAAAGTATTCAGAATTACTGGTCGAATGAATGTAAATATTAAAGATAAAACGTTCTATGATATGTGGGTATCTCGAGCAGTTGTTGGAAGTACTAACACTTTATTGTTTGATAAAGATGGAACTGGTAACGACCAGATGTTATTTACATTCGGTGATTTTTATGTTTATGAAGGAGTAGCACCAACAACAATTGATGGTGTGACAAATGTAGATCTTGTATTTAATGCAGATACTTTTAGTTCTGTAGTGGCAAGAGATGACATATCAACTTATTAGGGGTAATAAAATGTATGACGAAGATTTTGTAAATGAAGATGTTGTTGAATTTATAATCGATGAAAAGAAATTTTCATACAAACCAGTAACAGCTGGTGAGGAAAACGATTGGATAAATGAATATATTATAATGGGAGAGGATGGAAAATCAAAACCTGATTTTTCGAAACTTAATAAATGTAAAGTTCGAAACATTAAAAAAGTACCATATGATAAGGAAACAATTAGAAAGTTTATAGGACTAGAATTAGAATGGTCTTCTTTAAACAATGATCAGAAATGGGATCTATTTAAAAAATTACATCCAACAATGTTTGATAAGATATTCCAAGCAATAGCAAAAATTGATAAGCTAGATGTTGTAAAAAAAAAAGACTCTATCGAGCCATCCAATACTGTGACCCAAAACAAGGCTTTATAATATCAGATAAACAAAGTCAATTTAATTGGCAGATGTACGTTAATTGGAAAAACGGAATATCTCCTCGAGAGTTCAGGAAAAACTTTACAAAAGACATAATTAATTGTATTGAAATCGATAACGAAATCAATAAAAAAGCTGTTAGACAATCAGCAGTTAATGCATTAATGGCGAAGGTGAGATTTTAAATGGTAGAAGCAGGAGAATTAACTATAACAGGTTCAATCGATACAACAATGATTGACCGTGGATTCGTGAGAATGAAACGAGGATTTGATAGAGTTAAGTCTAGTGCAAAGTCATTTGGTTCTGATATGCAGAGAATAGGACAAGCTACTGCACAAGTTGGTAAAGGGTTAGGTCTTATTGCATCTGTCGGATTAGCTGCAATGATTGGATTAGCAAAAAGTGCACCAGCTGTTGCACCAGCAATGGCAAAGATTGGTGTAGAATTTGGAAGATTATCCAGAGTTCTAGGCCAACAATTACAACCGTTCTTTAATAAATTTGCAGAAAGCTTTACAAAATTTGTAAGTTTTGTTGATGCACATCCAGATATTACAAAAGGGTTCTTAATAACAGCTGGTTCACTTGTTGGTATTAAAGCATTAACAGCATTAGTTACAGCACTAGGTGGTGCAGTTTCAGCCCCAATGTTAGCTGCATTAGCAGCGGTTGCTGTTACTGGATATGTTGGCGCAAAAGCCGGTGAACATGTATCAGGAAAATCTAGACAATTTTTAACAGAAGAAGCTGAACAAGTTCCTGGAAGTTTACAAGCATTAGCTTCTGTAGATCAATCTGCTTCTGAAATAGCAGCAGAAGGATTTCGGCCAACTCCTGGTGGTGAGCTTCAAATGATAAAATCTGAAGATTCAAGAAAAGCTTTTATGCTTAGATGGTGGGATGCACTATGGTCATGAAAATAGAAAACTACGCAGGAACTGCTGATGCATTCACGTTTCCGCATAATCCAAATACATTTGACGACACGTTAGATGCCAACTTTACATTCTCTAATATAGCATATCAGAGACATCATATTGCAATTAGCGGTGGTGGAATTAATCCATTAAGTATTATCCTTACAGGACACATGGATGGCTCTACTAAGCTAGCAAATTATCGTAATCTCAGAAGACACATTCAAGAAAATACACAGCTTAAAAAGCTTTACTTTGAGACTGACAAGTTCTATTTAGGTATTGGCAGACAGATAAAGAAAACAAACAGCGGTGGAAGGACTAATTTTATAGATTACGTTGCTACATATCAAACAATTATTGGTATATTATTCGATAATACACAACAGACTTACACAAACGGTGGTGGACAATTAACTAATGGCGGAGATGTAACTACATTTATTGAAGAAATATCTGGGGATGTCACAAGCGGAGCTGCTGATATTACAATTAGCGATGCTGAAGGAAACGCTATAAAAATACCAGCTGCTAGTTTAACTACAGGTCAAACAGTTGTGGTTACATTTGTAAAAATGGTTGATTCAGGTTCTGGAATTTACGTTACAGAATATAATTATGCTACAGTTGCAGGAGCACAAATAAAAACTGTACAAACAACTACTGGTTTTGGATTAATACAATTGGCAGCTGCTGGAAGTACTTCTACAATTTCAGTTGGAAATCTAGATGCTGGATTTACTGTTAAATTCAGAAACGGATGGTCAGGTTAAATGGGAAATTATATTGTTAAAGTCACAAGCGGTTCAGATGTTGGTACGGTTGAAAACCAAATAGATATTGGTCTTAGATATACTGATAAATTAAATGACATTAATGAAGGAGAATTAAAATTTTCTGGAACTGGTGCTATTAAAAGAGGACTTCTTACAATGGGTGCTGAAGTAGAGATATCTAGAAATGGGGATCTCGAATTTAAAGGTATCATTGATAAAACTGATAGCCTAGACGCAGGTGGTCAGGTTATTCATATATCAGGATTTGAAATCCGATTAGTTCAAGAGAAAGGAGCTTATGCCAATTCTCCATGGGTTGGAGAAGATAGTGTTGATATTGCATTTGATATTATTTCTGAAAGTAATTATTACACTGATGGGATTATTAATGCTGGAGCTAACATTGATTTTAGACTTGACAAAGCACAAAGTTTATGGAGCGCTCTAGGTAATCTATCAACTAAGACAGGACAGGATATTCAAATAAGATATGATAATGATGAAGTAAATATCTTAGACCATCGTGGAAGTACAACTTCAGTTGCTACATTAAACGATGGAATTCATATAAAGAATATTCGTGTGTCTACAGCATATCCAAAAGGTAATTGGGTTAAGGTTTATGGTAAAGGAGATGGTGAAAATCAAATTGAAAGCGATGACGCTCAAGGGGTAGATGCTGGTTCTCAATCAACTTATGGTATAATTAAACAAGTAATTATTGATCGTTCTATAATCAGTGTTGCTGAAGCAAATGCTCGAGCAAATATTGAAGTTCCAAAAATTAAAGACCCTTTAAAAGTATATGATTTTGAGGTTATGAATCTTGATGCTGATATTGATACCGGTGATGTAATCACTTTAAATTCACAAGATAAAGATTTAGATAATGAAGAAGTTAGAGTTGTTGGGAAAGAAAGAGGAATTATTGGAAGTAGAGAATACTTGTCATTACAGGTTACAAACTCGGCATTTTCTACAGTTTTAAAAACAAGTAATCAATTACTAGGAGAACTTCAAAAAAGTTCTGTTGACAGTAATACATATATGCAGGGTTCAGGAAATACTTTAACTTGGGAGCGTGGAGTTAATGCAAAAGATTCATCACCACTTGCTATTAATTTTCAAATCCCAGCAACATATATTGAAGATGAAATTGGATCAATTAGAATTAATTCATTTACAATTGATTATGATGTTGACCCGTATAAAAAAGGAGTTGGATCTGCATCAGATTCAGGTCATGTTCATGCTATTTCATCAACAACAACTGATAATATGTCAATGCCAAGATTAATTGATGATGATAGTTGGTCAGAAAATTTAGCCACAACTTGGGACTTAGTAAAAAATATTACAATACCAGCTGGTTCATATGGATTTTTATTAGTATATTTTCAACTATTTGCAGATGGATGGTCTGGAATTGATGTAACTGGTGTAAAAATAACTGTAGACGGCACACCTTATTTCCAACAAATGGGAATTGCATATGATACAACTGTCGACCCATTATATATGACAGTGATGATTCCAATTTTAGCTGTTTATAGTAGTGCAAAAACTTTAGCTATTAGTCATTATAGTGCTTCTAATGAGGATTATGAAGGTTTTATAGAAGTGTTTGATATGGATACAATTCATACTCATGATATTACAGCATTAACTGGTACTGAATCAAGCACAGCAGATGTAAGTATTGGCGATGACATATCAGATGCTGGAAGTATTAATGCAACTGAAGTTGATATTTATTTAGATTTCTGGAATGGAAGCGCTTGGATAAATAAACATTCTATAATGAATACTGGTAAAACATTAGAAAATGATGTTGATGTATCTGATAGTGGAACTTATCCAGATGCGGCTGGATTATGGAGAATTCGAATAGCAACAGATAGTGCTGATCCGGATTATGTTCAAACAATAGTAAAAATAAAACATTTACTTGATAGTAAATAAGGTGATTAATATGCGAGAATTCAAAGTTATAGAAATTATAAAAAATCAAAAGTCTTTCCAAGTAGAAATAGAATTCAAAGATAATGCTAAACGGCGAAAATTTCTATTTTCATTTAATAATGGATGGGAAGATAAAGTTGGTGAACAATTTAAATTTATGTTACATATATCTAAAAAAATAGAACTAGAAGAAAAAATAGTAGAACCTGATTTATTAAAAATAAATAAAGAAATTCAAGGAAAAATATTTAAAAAACCTATTCACGGAGGAAAGAATGGTAAATAAAAAATTTTGGAAAGGTTGGTCTACAATTTGGTGGATACTAAAAAGATTCTTAAGAACTGTAGTTCCACAAATACCATCATTAATGAGTTATTTTGGAACAGTATTTCCAGCACAATGGCTTCCAGTATTGGTAGCAATCGGTGGTGTATTAACAGTAGTTGATAAATTATTCAGAGACTTAAAACTTTATTAATTTTTTTTTTCTTTTAAACAACAACAGTTCGCATTTCAAAACAGATTTCATCCCAGACATCGAAGTCAATCCAGATGTATCCATAAGTTCCCCATTCAGTACCCCAACTATTTCTAATTAAAAGTTGTTTAGCATTCAAATTATAACCGATAATATTAACACAGTGACCGCCATATTTCGATAAATCTACATTTTTAATGTCATCCATTGTAATATCACTTTTATTAAAAGCTTTCATGAACGCTGGGAATACTTTAATCCCAGCAGCAATTATTGTGTTGTCTTCATCTATCCATCGAATTGCATCTTGTATTGAATCAACAATATAATAAGTTTTTACTTTAAATTTAGGATGTACATTAAGAAAAACATTCAGCCAGTAATTAACTGCACTAGGTTCAAATTTATAAAGGTCAATATAGTATGGCCAGTATTTCTCGAAGCTAAGTCCATTTTGTTTAAGAGTTTTACATGACTGACGCATAGTCATTCCTACATTCTTTTTCTCATTACCGTCTACAAGTCTAGCATTATAATAATGATACAATTCGCTCATTTCAATATACTTATCTTTCTTGATTAACTCAGATTCGTAACAAGTTATTAAACCATGACTTGCACAAGATCCGAGATTTTTTTGATTCCTGATTGGTGGACAGAAATGTACTAAACATTTAAACTTTTCTGACGGTGTAGATTCTGCAGGTATATAGAAATCATTTGAATCTGGTTTTGATTGTAGACAATAGTTATTTTTCATTTGGTTCACCTATATTCTAATAATTCTTCGTCTGATAATTCTTTTTCAACAGTATATTCTAAATCTTTTATCCCTGTAGTATTTCAAAAACTGAGTTATTTGTTATTACTGCTTAAAAGTATGCGCTGCTGTATGTGTGTGTTAGGTTGGTTTATTAACCTCTGGTTTGTTTAGTTTTTCAAATTCTTGTTTATAA